TGGTCGTACCCGCGACATTACCCATAGGGCTTTGTCTGGAACAACAGTTACATTCACAACCAACACACCGCATGCGCTTATTGTTGGGGATGTAGTAACAACATCAGGACTTGTAAACACCGACTACAACTTTACAAAAACAGTAACAGCCATCCCAACGACCACAACCTTTACAGTTACCGCAACAATTTCTGGTGGAAACGTCGCAACAACCGCCGCATCTGGAACTGTTGTGGCAAAGAGTTTGGCTACCTTTAGTAGTGCTGACATTACAGAAAACCTAGATGTTGCAGGAAGGGCTATTGTTTCTACTGAGTTCCGCTCAGAAGGAATCACCCTTGTAGGTAGTTCTGCCCGTGACCAGTACGACACAAACGGACTAGTCACAAAAACCATTACGACATCGGCACTCACGAGCAACGTTGTTACGATAACAACCTCGGCTGCGCACGGTTTCTCACCGTATCAGTTTGTAGAAGTCACCAGCAGTAGAGCCTCTATTAACGGAACTTTTGAGATTGTTGCAGTACCAACCTCAACCACTTTCACTTATGCCCTGACTTTGGGCAACCTCGCATCAGCAGCAACAACTGGAACCGTTGAAACGATACCCGGTTTCACAAACCTGATGGCGTTGTTCACTTCAGACGCAAATGATGACTATTCGCAAGTTGCTGTACAAAACACGGCTGGTGGTGCCAACGTGTCAAGCGACTTCATCGCCTACCCAGATAATGGAACTGACTTTTCTGGCTACATTGACATGGGTATTACATCAAGTACTTTTTCCGATCCAGAGTTCACAATTACGGGAGCGAACGACGGCTACATATTCATGACAGCCCCAGTGGGCAGCGCTGGAAACGGAAACCTGGTATTAGCGACAGGCGATACAGGGGCAGAAAATAAGATTGTTTTTGCCGCTGGTGGTTTGAGCACAAACAATACACAAATGGTGATAACACCAGACGAAAACATACATATTGAAATTCCCACGCCGTCAACCTCTTCGTCTACTGGCGCGTTAACGGTTGTCGGTGGTGTTGGAATTACGGGAGATATGAACATTCAAGGTGATGTTGCCATTCAGGGAACAATCACATTTGGTGGTGGCGGCACAACCGTAGAAACATCAAACCTTGCGGTCACTGACCCGATTGTTTTTGTTGGTACCAATAACCAAGCAGACACTGTAGATCTTTCGTTTCTTGGGGAGTACCAGAAATCAGCAAGCGCAATAGTAAAAACTATTAGCAATAAAGCACTTACATCAAATGTCGCCACGCTCACAACCTCAACAACTCACGGATATGAGGCTGGTGCGGTTGTGGTCGTCACTGATGTGGACGCAACATTTAATGGTACCTTCAATATTATTGCGGTTCCGACTACGACAACGTTTACTTATGCAAAAACTGCTACAAACGTTGCTTCTGTGGCGGCTTCTGGTACGGCTACCGTTTCTTCTACTAGGAAGTACTCGGGTTTAAGCAGAGATGCTTCTGATGGCGTATTCAAGTTATTCCATGATGCCCCAACAAAGCCGACTACGACCGTTGACTTTGCAGGGTCTGGCTTAACATATAGTCCGCTACTCGCAGGCAACATACAGGCAGTCGGAAACATCGTAGCCAGTGGAACGAGCACCCTTAACGGACTTGTAACCGCGGACAGTTTGACAGTTACAGGAGCAACACAGTTAAACGGAACACTTACTACAAGTCAGAACGTAAGTATTTCAGGACGCCTTGATGTGCAAGAAATTAGAGAAGACGTACTTGATGGGACAATCACATCTAACGTACTTACCTGTGATTATTCCACAGGAAACATTTTCTATATTGCCACTGCACCATCTGCAAACTTTACGGTAAACGTAACGAATGCTCCCACCGATAACGGTAAGTCAATTTCGGTAACTGTAGTTGTTACGGAAGGTGCTACTGGGTACATCCCATCCGCATTGCAGGTAGCGGGTGTTGCTCAAACACTCAAATGGGCGAACGGAACTGCTCCAGTCGCAACAAATGGCGCTGGCAAGTTTGACATCTTCAACTTCACATTGATTAGAAGGTCTAGTGCTTGGTTGGTGCTTGGTTCTGCTGTTCAAAACTTCTAAGGAGAACTAATGCCATTTTTTAGTTCAAGACCAACTGCTATTTTTAATGTTAGGGGTTCTGGTCTCAAACCTTGGCTTTACCGTCAGATTTTAACGAAGGGCTACACGGGGTGCGGCTATAAAGATAGTGTTCCTTGGAGAAATGTTAACTCTCTTAACATGGCTACAGATACGTGCACTAATCTCGGAGACCTTTTTACCGAGACCGCAAACTATTGTGCTGGCGGACAAAGCAGAAATGTGGCATTTATGTTCGGCACTGGCGGTGTTGGAGCATTTACTTCTACCAGCGTTTTTAATATGCGTAACGACACAACCCATGTGAAAACTTCCGCAATGAATACTGCCTACACTTGCAACGACTCTGGAACAATACAATCACACGACCTAAATGGTTCTGGGCAAACGTGCTACATCAATGGAAATATTGGCGGTGCTTTCTACCAAAAATTTAACCTGCAAACAGAACAATACATATCTGCCGTTGCAACAACTTTTGACCAAGGTGGTACTGGTGCTTCTGGTCATTACGGCGAAAGACACGGATACCTGTGGAACGACTCACAGACAAGAAAGTTTGTTTTCAGTACAGAAACAGAAACAGTTGCCGGTGCAGCAGGCTTCCACGGTCAGCAAAAAGGTTTTAACTCCAAAGTTGAGACTGGATACGCTGGCAATGAGGGAAGTTACAACGGGGGATACAACTTCCGTAAGTGGAACTATGCGACAGAATCAAATGTTGGAACAATGGCAAAACCAATTGGAAATTGCGGAGAAGAGAATTTTAGTAACGGGCAAGCCGCTAGTTGGATGCTAGGGATGTATGACACAGGACAGAACAACAGGGCTTGGAAATTTACTTTTGCTACCGATACCGGCTTTGAAGGTGGCGCATCTATGCAACCCACTGGCGCTGGTATTGCGGGTAGGTCATCTGGGTTTGGTTATGCACGCGACTAGGGGAAACTGATGCCGTTTTTTAGTTCAAGACCAACAGCAATTTTCAATGTCAGAGGTTCTGGTTTGAAGCCTTGGCTTTACCGTCAAATAGTAACAAAGGGCTACACGGGGTGCGGGTATAAAGATAATGTTCCTTGGAGGAACGTTAACTCACTCAACATGGCTACAGACACATGTACCAACCTTGGCGACCTTTTTACAGAAACCGCAAACTACTGTGCTGGTGGACAGAGCAGAAATGTGGCGTTTATGTTTGGCACTGGTGGTGTGGGGGTATTTACCTCAACCAGTGTTTTCAATATGCGCAACGACACCGCACACACTAAAACGTCAGCCATGAATACTGCGTACACCTGCGGTGACACTGGAACAATACAATCACACGATTTGAATGGCTCTGGACAGATGTGTTATATAAACGGAGCCGTTGGTGGCGCTTTCATACAGAAGTTCAATTTACAATTAGAGCAATACATATCGGCTATTGCAACAACTTTTGACCAAAGTGGAATTGGTGCTTCAGGTCATTTTGGCGAACGGCAAGGGTACTGGTGGAATGACACACCACAAAACAGGAAGTTTGTTTTTAGCACCGAAACAGAGACTGCCCTAACCAACAATACGCTGGGTTGGCACAGTCAGCAAAAAGGTTTCAACTCCAAACTAGAGACAGGGTTTGCCGGTGGTCAAGGAGGGTACAACGGTGGTTACACCTTGCGTAAGTGGAACTATGTCACCGAGACCGTCGTTTCCAACCCCAACAAACCCATTGGGAACTCTGGAGAAGAAAACTTTAGTAACGGGCAAACTGCCAACTGGATGTTAGGCATGTACGACGACGTGCAAAACAATAAGGCTTGGCGATACAATTTCGCCACTGACACAGGCTTTGAGGGTGGTGCGTCCATGCAACCAACAGGTGCAGGAATCGCTGGTAGGTCATCAGGATTCGGTTACGCACGCGACTAGTATGGCTCGTTTTCTGAGGGCAATACAATTTTTCTGTTATCAGGACGGCGAAATACCATATTGGTATTTTGATTTAGGCTAGACTCCATGGAAGACTGGAGGAAAAAATGAATATTGAAACAGGGAAAAAAGACCTTTCTACAAGAGGGCAAGAATTGCTGGAGTTTGCCTTAAAAGCAGACCACGGTTCACCAGCGTACAAAATACGACACTTTGTTGGCGACGCCCAAATTACCAAATACGCAAAATATAGACAATTCGTGTTGGAACTACGTGCAAGAGAAGACTCTTTAGAAACAGCGCTTATTTCCATAGAGTTACAAAAAGCAAAAATTGCCAAACTCAAAAAGTTGCATGAAATCGCCCCACCCATAGACAAAGACGTTTTGCATTGGGAAACCGTTGAAGCAGAAGTTCAACTAGAAAGAATCACCCAACGGATAGGTCTCGCCTATTCGGAAAGACAGCGATATATTGACGCCTTAGAAGAGATGTATGAGAGCGGAGATGCCTACTTAGAAGACGGAACCGACATCAGGGAAACGTTCACTAATCCAGAACTGCAAGAAAAGATGGAAGCCGAACATTGGATGTATCGTCTAGGGAAACAGGCTGCTTTGGATTTAATAACCTACGGGCATGTAGGGACAGGTAATCTGGAAGCCATCTCCATGATGGGTCAAGACGATGCTATTAAAACGTTGAGACTGGCGCTCACATACTGCCATGGTGTCAAGTCTGCTCTAGGCACACTTGAACAATCAGTATTGAAGGAAATACAGAACGGACTTTCACCAACCCTAAGCATTGAGGACACCAAGATTAGTAGGGAACTTGATGCATGATTTATTTCGCCGTATACCTTGAGGATCAAAAACACTTTTCCAATTTTGAATGTATCGGCTCATATCTAAACTACGATGTCTACAAAGTAGAGCATCATGTATTTGTTCGTTTAGAATTTGCGAACAGGCGAGTTGTTTTTATTCACAACGAGGACGTCGCCATCTCTAGTAGGGTCGCTGGCGCTCGCCGAGACTTCGTAAGAGTCTCTGGTGATTTAGAGCGGATCAAGCAAAGATTTCCAGAAGAACTCTTGGTTCCGCACAAACCCCTCAAGTGGAACTATTACCTGACGGATGAGGACAAGAAAAATACAGTTATTTTTATGAAAATCATCATAAGGGATACGATATTCAAGCATTTTGAGAACATGTATTTAGCGCACAAGACCCACACATCGCTGCTTCACAACTTGCTCGCATCGGAAGAAGTAGAACCCAACAAACTTTTGTTGGACAGCGTATCGCAGATAGATGATCTTGTTGATGAACTAAATCTAGTTGAAGACATTGCGGGGTGCAATGATTTCGTAGAGAAGTTTCAACGGAGCATTGGCTTATAAATTATGTTTAGTGTCCCCTTGAACCCCAAACTATCGGAAACAGAATTTTATGAGTTTGTTGATTTTTTAACCGAGCAAAAGTCGGTCATATATGACTTTTATTTCACTTCGCGCATTCCGCCGTTTTTGCAAGATGCGATGGGAGATGTTTTCTTGGGGGGCAGGGATGACCATCAATGGCTCCTAGAGTCGGCTTTACATATACAAGAGGTGACAGGCATTAAGGCGTCTGCGACTTTTAATAACATCAACGTTCCACCCACTCAACGCAATCTTGAGTTGTTCATCAGAGAGTTTGCTCCCCTGTATGAGGCGGGGATACATTCGGCGACTATACCTCACACGCACTGGGTTGCTACCAAACAAATACAAAAAGCGTTTCCGGATCTGCTTATCAAAAATACTATTTTGAGAAATGTAAGCGACCCGCGAGATGTAGAGGGTCTTGCCAAGGCGGGCTTTCATTACATAAATCTAGACCGTGATTTGATGAGAGACCACGAAAAACTGTTGAGGTTTAAAAAAGCCAAAGAAATGTTTGGGGTAAAACTTTCAATTTTGGCAAACGAAGGATGTCTTGGTGGTTGCATCATGATGGACGAACATTACGAGTTCAATAACTCGCGAAGTGTGGAAAACCCACAGTATTTCACCGACCCAATCAGCAGGGTGTCTTGCCCTAAATGGGATTTTGAAGATTTGGCTGTCCCTCTAAAAACCGCCAATCTTCCACCGTGGAGAGAAGATTGGGAGGAAATGTTTTCAACATTAGGCATTGATGTAATCAAAATGCACGGTCGTGAGTCCATCTCTCGTCTGAAGGAAACGATGGCGATTGTTCGGAACTATTCTGACAAAAAAGAGATTCTGTTTGAGCACTTCTCAAGTTACATAGAAGAAGTCAACGTCGTTGATAGACCAATAGACGTGTGGAGGAAAAAGATTAAGACCTGCAAGTTTGATTGTTGGGATTGCCATTATTGTGACAAAATCATACAAAACAAATATGGTGACAACAGGAGCAGGTCTGTTCTTAATGTTACGAATGCTTTGGTTGAGTCGGTCGGAGTGGATTTGCAAATCAACATTCCTGGCTTAACAAGCACAAAAGTGCAGTCGCTTCTCAATGGGCTTGCAAAGAATTGCAATTCCTATTTGGAGGTTGGCTCCTTCTTGGGGGCGACGGCAGCGGCTGTTCTTAAAAACAATAAATTGAATGCATATTTTGTTGACAATTGGGAGCAAAACATTCAGCCCGCCGAGGCTGACATCACAATGCCAGACAGCAATAAAAATGATTTCTTAATGAATATAAAACAATATATCGGTGCAAATAATGTTATGGTTTTAGACCAATCATTATTGTCAGTAGATGTTGAAAAAATTGAGCCAATAGACCTGTTCTTCTACGATGGACCCCATAATGCTAATGAGGTTGTGCAAGCAGTTCGTCATTTCTCCAAGGTATTCAACGAAGAATGCATCCTTGTTTTTGATGACGCTAATTGGTCAGACACCAAAATTGGGGTGGATGAAGCATTGGACGGGCTAGATTTTAATGTTATATATTCCAAACAGATATTGAACTCAATAGAGTCTAAAACGGACTGGTGGAACGGTCTATATATACTCGTAGTTAAAAGGAAACCAAGAAGAACGGATAAGGAGCAATCATAAATTACAGTTTTGAAATTTTTACTAAAGGTCAGCAATACTTACTACTGCTCGCACTCATCATGGGTCTTTCTTTTTCCGCAAAAAAGACCCAAGTTTTCACACCCGTATACCGTTTCGTAGCAAAACGAATCAAATCAAAAAGAGTTGTTGTTGCGGTTCTTTCCACATTGTCTGGTGTGTTGCCAATAAATGGTAGGTGTTCGGTTTCTGCTGGCGCTTTAGACACTTTGGCTCCTCATGGAGATGACAACAAAAAGAAGAGAGCCAACTACGGTGTCATAGATTACCTGTCTACACACCATTACTATTTTTGGTCACCATTAGAAGCCACCGTTTTGGTCCCTATGGCGACTTTGGGGATTACTTACAGACAGTTCATGGGTCGCATCTGGCCGCTTCTTGTGACGGCAGTATTTGTGATTCTTTACTACATTTTCCGTGTGCTCAAAGAGGAAGATATTGAAATATCTTTTAGCGATGAGAAACAAACTGTTTCTTGGCAACAAGACAAGAAACAAATAATGTCATACGCCCGTACTCTTGTGTTTGTTTTTGCAGTAATCGTGCTCGGCAACTTCGCCAAAGCCAACGCTGACACATTCAACTCTTTGGTTACTTTTGCCCATGAGAGAAACCTGCTTGTGTTGACAGCCATCGGAGGATTTTTGGCTAGTTTCGCTCTGGGTAGTAGTTCAAAGTTTGCAGGAATAACCGCGCTATCAACCAGCATTTTTGGGATCCAATACTTACCGTTGTTTTTTGCGATTGACTATGCCGGGTATATGTTGAGCCCTAGCCATAAGTGTTTAACTATCACGAAAAGTTACTTTGGGACACCATCAAAAGACCACTATCGCGCAGTATTGGCGTTGGTTGTCCCTGTGATGTGTGTTGGAATTCTTGCATATCTCACAGCGGGCGGGTAAGTGAACAAGAAAACCATAAGGTTCACACCTGCCACAAAACAAATTGACATGTGTTTGGATGCACCGAAACCGGCATCAGAACATGTTCCCGAATGGTATCGTCATTCGCAGAGATTCACGAACGACAAAATGGCATCCTCTCCCGGAGGGCTCAATAAAGACATCAAGTTATGTGTTCCGTTTTTAGATGCCATGATTTCTGGTTATTGCATTGAGTTGGCTTCGGATATTTTTATTGAACGAAACAACAATGGTGTAGGGTTTTTATCACAAGGAGAAATAGAAGTGTTCAAGATGCGTCCCAAGGACACTGCCAGCCTTCTCCCCCGCCCGTCAGGTACAGACTTTGACATGTATGCATGGACGGGAATCTGGGGGACAGAAACCCCCAAGGGTTATAGTTCTTTGTTTGTTCACCCATTGAACCGTTTTGACTTACCTTTTATAACGACTTCGGGGATAATTGACAGTGATAAACACACCACGACTGGTGAAATACCTTTCTTTTTGAAGCAAGGTTTTGAAGGCATCATCCCTGCCGGAACTCCCATAGTGCAGATAATCCCGTTCAAACGAGACGAGTGGGTATCCCAAAAAGACCCATACGATGAGGCTGTTGCTGAAAGAAAAAGTTTTGAGATCAACAAACATCTAGTTGGGGCTTACCGCAAACTGTCGTGGCAAAGAAAGAGTTATAAATAACGCAAATCCGTACAATCTCGTGAGATACAATGGTTTATGCCTTATTCCATACCACTCAACCAGAGGGTTCAACTAAGAAGGGACACCTCTGCTAATTGGACATCGGGCAACCCGGTGTTGAAATCTGGGGAAATTGGGTACGAAACAGATACCAAACAACTCAAAATAGGTGACAGCGCCACCTATTGGACAGATCTCGCCTACTTTGCAAGCAGCGAAGTTGATGACCTTCCTGACCTCGGAGATGTCACCATTACCAATGTTTCAAATGGTGACTATTTGCGTTGGAACGGCACAGCGTGGGTTAACGACCCTATCAATCTTGGCTCGGATACTACTGGCTCATATGTTTCGTCTATCGTGGCAGGTACCGGCATTACGCTCACGAACAACTCTGGTGAAGGAGCAACACCAACCGTTGCTGTAGACGTTTCCACTATTCAAGCAAAAGTATCTGGTGTAACAGACACAGAGATTGGCTACCTAGATGGTGTCACTTCAGCAATTCAAACACAGTTAGACACAATTGTTGATTACTACATCACAAACTCTGGGAGCGGTGCATATTCAGTCAATGGTGTTTCCAACGGAATGATTCATTTTAAAAAAGGCAAAAAGTACAAAGTTAGTATCAATGCATCGGGTCATCCATTTTGGATACAAACAGTTTCAGGTGCATACTCATCAGGCAATGTTTATAGCACGGGCATCACAAATGGTGGAACGCAAAGCGGCATGATTTTTGTGGAACTTCCACAAAACGCCCCCGACACTCTTTATTATGCTTGCCAATATCACAGTTCCATGGCTGGTTCTATATCAACGCTCAGTATTGAGCCAGACGTTAAAACACAATTAGATACGAAAGCACCGCTTGCCGACCCTTCCCTCACAGGGAACCCGCTTGCCCCTACGCAATCCGCAGGGAATAACACGACTAGAATTGCTACGACTGCTTTTGTAACCAACGCAGTTGCTACCGGCGTTGCTTCGGTTGATGCTTTCAGTGACCAATTCTTTATAGGTACACAAATATGGTCTTGACAGGAGGCGATTATGGCAACTTTAAGTAAATTAGCGTTACAACCAGCAGGGACAACAGGTGATGGTTTAGGTATTTTGGTTGCCGCTACCGCTACGGCTGGTACAGCAATTCATACTGCTTCATCTACCGCTACAACAGTTGACGAGGTTTGGTTGTATGCGTATAATAATCATTCGGCATCTATTTTGCTGACAATTGAGTTTGGTGGTGTGACTGCACCTAAAGATGTAATCAAACAAACCCTTACTGCTCAGAATGGTTTAGTTCTTGTAGTCGCTGGTCTTTTGGTTCAAGGTAACGCCACAGCCAAAGTTATTCGCGCTTTCGCTGCTACGGCTAACCAAATTTCAATCTTTGGGTACGTCAACCGTATAACGGCGTAGGTTCATATGCGTCGCTCGTACGATTTGCGCTCGCTAAATAACACGAGGGTTGGTTCTTGGTTGAACCCTTCTTTTGGTGGTTTGGGTACAACATTATTTTCCCCACCTACAGTTGAATATCTTGTTATTGCTGGTGGCGGCGGTGGTGGCGGTGGAGCAGGTTCAGCAGGTGGCGGTGGCGGTGGCGCTGGTGGCTATCGCACAAGCGTAGTGGGAGCAACTTCTGGTGGCGGTAGCGCTGCAGAATCCGTACTGAGTGTTACGGCAGGAACCGTCTACACAGTTACCGTTGGTGCTGGAGGAACCGGGCGTGTTGCATCTGCGTCATGGACTAATGGATTTGACTCTGTTCTGGGTTCTATCACCTCTACAGGTGGAGGCAAAGGAGGTATGCAACAAAACTACGCTGGTTCAACTGGTGGATCTGGCGGAGGCGGCGGAGGCGGTGATGGTAGTGGTGTTCAACCAAATACTGCTGGTGCTGGGACACCCAATCAAGGCTATGCGGGTGGTCGTGGTGGACACACTGGTGGCGTGGCACTCGGTGGTGGAGGTGGTGGTGGAGCAGGAGCCATTGGAGTGGACTGGAACACAACCGTTGGTGGTAATGGTGGAGCGGGATTATCTTCATCTATCACGGGCTCGGCTGTAACGAGAGGTGGTGGAGGTGGAGGGTCACAGAACACCAACACAGGAGCAAGAACTCCGGGTTCTGGTGGTGCTGGAGGTGGAGGGCAAGGTGGTTATTCACCAGCAGAAGGTGGTGCGGGAAGTGCCAATACTGGAGGTGGTGGTGGTGGTGGTGCTCATAGTGCTGATGCGTCGGGCGGTAATGGTGGGTCTGGTGTTGTAATTTTGCGTTACCCAGATGCATACCTCGCCGCAACATCTACTACTGGTTCACCAACAATTACAAACCCAACCGGCTACAGGGTCTATACTTTTACGGCTTCGGGAAGCATAACTTTCTGATGGGTAATCCCTATACACGCAACCGTATTGTCACAAGGATTAATCGGTTTGCCATTGTTATTGTATAATTGTAAAAGAATTTACCCTAGGAGATAAGAAATGGCACATTACACGTTTACAGATACGGACGATGTTGCGACGCAAACAGTTACGGGTATTAGCGAACAGACATCAACATGGATGGAACTACCACTACATTCAGATGATTTTGAATAGGTAAAGGCACAACAAATGGCTGCCATGAATTTCCCCGACTCGCCAACGGGTGGAGACACGTTTACGGTCGGTGATAAAACTTGGGTTTATTCTGGCGGGAAATGGATCACACAAGTACAAGCAGGAGGAGTCGTAGGGGACATCGCCCTTGGTTCCGGCACTTCAGGTGCCTACGTATTGGCGCTTGTTGCTGGCACAGGAATAACTCTTGCGAACAACTCTGGGGAAAGTGCCACCCCTACCGTTTCTGTTAACACAAGCACAATTCAGGCAAGAGTAGCAAACGTAACGGACACAGAAATCGGTTACTTGGATGGGGTAACTAGCGCAATCCAAACACAGTTTGATGCTAAGGCACCTTTGGCTTCGCCGACTTTCACAGGAACAGTAACGATCCCTGATAACACCGTTGCTCTTGGAACTAAGACAACTGGAGATTATGTTTCCTCGCTTGTCGCAGGCACAGGCGTCACTCTTTCCAACAACTCGGGCGAAACAGCAACACCGACTATTGCTATTGGTCAAGAAGTTGCCACAAACAGTAACGTAACTTTCAACGACTTGACAGTCGCTGGCAACTTAACTGTTTCTGGTACAACAACAACCATAAATAGCACTGCTGTAAATGTTCAAAATCAAGTGGTTTTTGAAGGAACAACTGCCGACAATTTTGAGACAATACTCACAGTTGTTGACCCAACCGCTGACAGAACCATCACGATCCCTGACGCAACCACAACCATGGTTGGAACCGACACAACACAAACACTAACAAATAAAACACTCACATCACCAGTTATTAATACTCCCACAGGGATCGTTAAGGGGGATGTTGGGCTTGGCTTGGTAGATAATACGGCAGATACCGCTAAACCAGTTTCCACTGCACAACAAACTGCTCTTGACCTAAAAGCGAACCTTGCAAGTCCTACCTTTACAGGAACGGTAACACTTCCTACGGGCACCGTTGCCACAACGCAAACGGCTGCTGATAGCACAACAAAAGTTGCTACCACAGCATTTGTCACTACCGCAGACGCATTAAAAGCAGATTTGGCTTCACCAACATTTACGGGCACAGTAACAACAAACAACCTTACAGTCTCAGGAAACCTTGTGGTTTCAGGGACATCAACTTCAATCAACACAGAAACACTGACCGTTGACGACAACATTATTATTCTCAACAACAATGTTACGGGTTCACCTACAGAAAACGCGGGAATAGAAGTTGAACGCGGAACAAGCGCCAATGTTCTACTCCGTTGGAATGAATCAGCAGATAAATGGGAATTCACAAATGACGGCACAATATATAGAGACATCGGTTCTGGTGGTGCGGCAATTTCTGCGACATCGCCAACGTCGCCGTTACAAGGACAAATTTGGTTTAATTCTTCAACATTAGAAACATATGTCTATTACGGAACACAATGGTTGCAGGTAACTGGCGAACAAGACCTTGTAGAAGATTTAACTGACCTTTCCGATGTTTTATTCACCAACCCGGTAAACGGTCAATTCCTGAAATTTGATGGAACTCGCTGGGTTAACGGAACTATTCCAACTATCAACACCTTGGATGACATTGGTGACGTAACAATTACTTCGGTAAGTAGTGGTCAAGTTCTCAAATGGAACGGAACCGCTTGGGCTAATGCCGCCGATAACACTGGTACAACAATTAGTTCCATTGATGACATTAATGATGTAACAATTACCTCGGTTCAAAACGGCGATTTGCTTAAATGGAACGGAACTGCTTGGGTGAATGCGGCGGGTTATGCGCTACTCGCTTCACCAACTTTTACTGGCACGGTAACAATTCCTTCTGGCGCATCAATATCTGGTTTCGCCCCACTTGCTTCACCGACCTTCACTGGAACGGCAACAGCAAACGACCTTACAGTCTCGGGGAATCTAACAGTCTCGGGAACAACGACATCAATCAACACGGAAACATTAACCGTTGATGACAACATCATTATTCTCAACAACAATGTCACATCAACTCCTACAGAAAATGCTGGCATAGAAGTTGAGCGTGGTACGTCTGCGAATGTTCTTATTCGCTGGAACGAAACCAACGATAAATGGGAATTCACCAACGACGGATCTGTTTATAGCAACCTAGGCGCTGGTGGTGCAACAATTTCTGACACCGCGCCCGCATCACCTACTGCTGGTCAAATCTGGTTCCAATCAACTAACGGAAAAACATTTGTTTACTATGACTCATCTTGGATTGAAGTCGGCGGTATCGGTACGGGCGCACGAATGGTGTCCAGTTCTTCCGCACCAGCGTCACCTCTTGAAGGAAGTATGTGGTTTGATACCGATACTGCACAAACCTTCGTTTATTACGATTCTTCGTGGATTGAAATCGGTGCATCAGGTGTAACCGCGAGCGTGCAAGATACCGCCCCAGCCTCCCCTGTTTCTGGGCAGATATGGTTCAACTCGCTCACGGGTGGAACATATGTCTATTACGGAACAAACTGGATTGAAGTAGGAGCATCCCCATTTAGCGCACTAGTAAACACCATTAACGCTAAAGGTGACCTTCTTGTAGGAACTGCCGATAACACACTTGGCGGGCTTACAGCAGGTTCAGCCAACCAAGTTCTTACAGTAGATTCGTCTACAGCAACTGGTCTAAAATGGAGTACTCCCACGGAGTATGCATCAACAGGCAAGGCAATTGCTATGGCAATTGTCTTCGGAGGATAAATCATGTCAGCACCAAATATCGTAGGCGTAACGACCATTAAGGGTAAAACAGCAGTTCTTGCTGTCACGACTACGGCTACACCTATCGTCAAAAACGAGGGTAGTAGCGCAGGAACAACAACTGTTGTTACAGCAAGCGGATCATCTGCATATGTTGTCGGCGGTTCAAATAACGCAACTCTTGCTTTTGTTCGTGGCGCAACTTACACTATTCAAGTAAGCGCAGTTGGTCACCCGTTCTGGATTCAAACATCATCGGGCGCGTATAACGCAGCCAATGTTGTCACTTCTGGCATTACAAACAACGGTACCGAACTCGGCTATATCACCTATCAGGTTCCTGCTGATGCTCCAAGCACTCTTTACTATGCTTGCCAACACCATTCCGCTATGGCTGGAACGATCAATATCACTGGTACGGCAAGCAACTCAGGCAAGGTGCTTAAAATCAATGCCTTGTATGTAGCGAACGTAGACGGTGCCACCGCCGCAGATATTTCAGTTGCTTTGTATCGTTCGGGTGTTGCTTATGAACTTGCCCACACTGTCTCTGTCCCAGCAGACGCAACACTAGATGTCATTAGTAAATCTATTTATCTAGAAGAAGGCGATGATTTGCGCCTTACCGCATCTGCCAACTCTGACCTTGAAGCAGTATGTAGTTATGAGGAGATTAGTTAATGGCTAGAGGACCGGGTGGTTCTATTGGGCCGAAGAGAAGTAGCAAAAGCGGCATACTGAGCCTTACTGCTATTCAACAACAGTTGCTACCGGGTGCCCCATCAGGTGTTGAATATCTTGTTGTTGCTGGCGGTGGTGGTGGCGGTTCTCATGTTGGCGGTGGTGGTGGTGCTGGCGGATTCAGAACAAGCGTTTCTGGTGCTACATCAGGTGGTGGTTCTTCGGCTGAATCCGTTCTTGCTGTCAGCCCAGGGGTTTCATACACAGTAACTATTGGTGGAGGTGGTGCTGGTGGTGCCTCAGATGCCCGAGGGGCAGTCGGTCAAAATTCTGTTTTTGGTTCAATTACATCACTCGGTGGTGGTGGTGGTGGGACATGGCAAGGTAGTGGAACGATAACAGGAATTGCTGGCGGTTCGGGAGGCGGTGCTGGTGGAGATAACTCTGCTGGCTCAGGTGCGGGTGGCGCTGGAACAACAGGACAAGGTTATGCAGGTGGTTCCGTTGGTGCACGAGCAGGTCAAACCAATGCGTCAGGCGCTGGTGGAGGTGGCGCGGGGGCTGCGGCATTAAATCGTGCCTTATCTTATGATGATACACGCCGAGATGGCGGTGTAGGACAGCAAAGTTCCATAACAGGTACTTCATATTACTACGCAGGTGGTGGTGGGTCTGGCACATACAATGCAGTTTTGGGAGGCTTTGGAGGATCTGGAGGAGGAGGAGGAGGAGCCTCAACCGCATCAACAGCAGGAACTGGCGGAACTGGAGGAACGGCGAATGGAGGCAATGGCGCTTCTGGGGCAGGTCAACTAGGCGGTGCTGGAGGAAACAACACAGGTGGAGGCGGTGGCGGTGGTGCTGGTGGTGCAACGGGAACTGGTGGCAACGGTGGTTCGGGCGTTGTTATTTTGCGTTACTCAGATACCAATACACTCGCGACAGCAACTACTGGTTCGCCAACCGTAACAACAGCAGGTGGCTACAGAATATATACTTTTACCGCCTCGGGAAGCATAACCTTTTAGGCATTCAAAAAAATCAACAACACAAAACAGTGTAAAATATACACAACAACAGGAGCAAAGAAATATGGCACATTTTGCAGAAATCGGTGAAGACAACATCGTATTGCGAGTCATCGTGGTATCTAACGATGATTGCAAAGACGCAGAGGGCAACGAATCAGAGGCTGTAGGCGCTGAATTCTGTCGCAACCTTTTGGGTGGAACGTGGAAGCAGACCTCGTACAACGGCAACATGCGTGCCCGCTACGCAGGTATCGGCTACAAGTATGATTCCGCCCTAAATGCGTACATCGCCCCTAAGCCTTACCCTTCTTGGACTCTTGATACAGAAACCACCGAATGGGAAGCACCAGTTGCCCGCCCAGCAGAGGGCATGTACAGTTGGGACGAAGAAGAGCAAGAGTGGGTAGAAATCGTTATTCCGTCGGAATAATAGATGTCCCTTACTTTTCCCGCCTCTCCAAGCGTTGGTGATACCTACACGGTAGGTGCGCGTACTTGGTCATGGTCAGGAACGATTTGGGAAATTACAGGCACTGTTGCGGCGGCTGGTTCTATCGGCACAACTGAACTAGCCGATAGTGCTATAACTAGTGCAAAGATTGCTGCTGGAGCCGTTGTAGAGGCAGATATTGCCGCCAACGCTGTTACGCAAGCGAAACTTCACACAACTTTGAGTGGCATTACCATTTGCACATCGTCAACAAAACCTGCATCGCCTTTTATAGGTCAAACGATTTTTGAGACTGATACAAATAGAATTAAAGTGTATTTGTCGGCTGGTTGGAGCGTTGGTACTTCGCACTCTATTGCACTGACTTTAGAATACCTAGTCATTGCAGGTGGTGGCTCAGGAGGTACTTCATATGCTGCTGGCGGTGGTGCTGGTGGATACCGAACGAATGTAAATAGCGCCACATCTGGTGGTGGTGCTTCCGCTGAGGCATCAATGACGGTTGTCCCCGGAACCTACACGGTTACGGTTGGTGCGGGTGGCGCAGCACCAACAATAGATAGCGGCGTAACTGGAGTCAGTGGCTCGTCTTCTGCTTTTTCAACCATCACTTCAACTGGGGGTGGTGGAGGTGGTTCTTATAATGCAGGCTCTGTCACGGCAGGATTAGTTGGTGGTTCTGGCGGTGGCGGTGGCGGTGAAACTGCCGCTGGTGGTGCTGGCACCGCAAATCAAGGTTACGCAGGGGGGTCAGGGTCCAGTACTGGGTCAGCGTATTGCGGTGGAGGAGGTGGTGGTGCTGGTGCTGCTGGTGTGGCTGGTAGCACTGCTGGAGGGAGTGGAGGCACTGGTGTTTCTTCCACAATCACTGGTACAGCAACAACTCGTGCTGGCGGTGGTGGAGGAGGTGCCTACAACGCATCGGCTGGGACTGCTGGCTCAGGAGGAACTGGCGGTGGTGGTGCGGGTATTAAAGGTTCTGGAACAGCCACTTCAGGCACGGAGAATACTGGCGGTGGTGGCGGTGGCGCTGGTGGTATTGGTTCTGGTAATGGTGGTGGACTAAGGGGTGGTGCTGGTGGTTCTGGTGTTGTAATCGTGCGCTATACAACCACAGAGGCTTCAGGTTTAACCATCACTGGTGGCACCCCAACGACTTATGGTACTTATACAGTTCGTACTTTCACATCTTCGGGAAGTTTGGTTATCACATAATGCCTATTAACTTTCCCGACTCCCCAGCCACAAATGATTCTTTCACGTCAGGTGGAAAGAAGTGGATCTTTAACGGCACCACTTGGAACCTAATCACTGCTAACTCTTATACTATTCCTACAAGTGAAGTAACAGCGGCAAAGATTGCTTCTAATGCTGTCACTGAAGCCAAGATTAATGATGGCGCAGTAACCCAAGCCAAACTCGCTTCTGGGCTTTCGGGTATTACAGTCACTACTACGGCTAACCGTTCTGCTGTTATTCCTTCACCTTTTACTGGTCAATTCATTTTTCTTACTGACACAAGCCAACTACAGCGATGGGATGGTAGTGCTTGGGTTGTTGCAATTACAACAGTGCCGACAGGTGCCCCTACTTCCGTAGCAGTCTCAGGTTCTCCTACCTCTAGTTCAGTCACACTTACGTTCTCCGCTGGTGGTGATGGTGGTTCGGCAATTACAAACTACCAATATGCTCTTTCCACTAACGGTGGTACAACATACGGTTCCTACACAGCACTTTCACCAGCGGATGGCACAAGTCCAATCACTATTACTGGTCTTGCTGTTGGTACTGCTTACAATGTAAAACTTAAAGCGGTAAACGCTTTGGGTGCTGGCTCATCAGAATCCTCTGCCGTTTCATTTACTACAGCAAGCCTTTCAATTGAATACCTCGTCATTGCTGGTGGTGCTGGCGGTGGTGGGGAGGCTTCAGGCGGTGGTGGTGCTGGTGGTTATCGGACAAATGTAAGTGGGGCTACATCGGGTGGTGGTGCCTCTGCCGAAGCGTCTTTTTCTATCACCCCAGCAACCTATACAGTCACAGTTGGTGCTGGTGGTGCTGGGTCCACTTCTCAACTTGTAAATGGTACCAACGGCGCTTCATCTGTCTTTTCAACTATCACTTCAACAGGCGGTGGTGGCGGTGGCGGACTTAGCGCTAATGGTTCTTCTGGCGGTTCGGGTGGTGGTGCCTCATACAACGTTGGTGCTGGTGGTGCAGGAACCTCTAGCCAAGGTTACGCAGGAGGTGCAGGAAACAACACACCCACCAACGAAGGATACAGAGGTGGAGGTGGTGGCGGTGCTGGTGCTGTTGGAACAACTTCTGGTGGAAATGGCGTTAGTTCGTCCATAACTGGTACCGCTGTAACTCGTGGAGGCGGCGGTGGTGGTGCTTGCGGCAACAGTATTTCTGTTGGCGCTGGTGGTTCTGGCGGAGGCGGTAATGGCGCGAAACGAACAACCAGCCTTTCGGTCGCTGGCACGGCAAACACGGGCGGTGGCGGAGGTGGAGGCGATTTGTTTTCTAGTTACAGCAATGGTGCCGCTGGTGGTTCAGGTGTAGTTATAGTTCGTTATCTGACAGCAGACGCTTCAGGTTCCACTATTACAGGTGGTACTGAAACAACCTCTGGCTCTTACACCGTTAGAACATTCTTAGCATCAGGAAGTTTGGTGGTCGCATAATGGCTATAGATTTTCCTAACTCACCATCTAACAACGACCAATTCACTGTTGGATCAACAACATGGATGTACAACGGCACAGCATGGGTTATCGTCTTAGGCGAATCCTCAATCGCTACGGGTGCAGTAACTACTGATAAAATTGCTACTAACGCTATAACAGCGGCAAAATTGGCAACAAGTGCAACAAACGACTATGTACTGATGGCGGATTCATCCACTGCTGCTGGTGTAAAATGGGCAGACATACCACCCTCGGGAGGCTTGTCCACTACAACCGAAGGCGCAATTATGACAATGACCATAGGAGCATAAATGGCTATCGGCGACAGAAACGAAGCACGACTAGGTGGACCAGTACAGTTAGGCACCACAACCACAGTTATTGCCACAGCCGCTACAGGGTACGCTGACATCATTAAACAGGTTGTTATTTGCAACACGGATACCGTTGACCGCACGGTCACTTTGGCTATTGGTTCTGCGGCTACTGCCGCAAACCGTCTAATGTCATCCCTCCCTATTGGCGCTAATGACGTGATGATTTGGGATACCGCCATTGTTCTAGCGGCTGGTGAGACATTACAAGGATTATCAGATACCGCCGCCAAAGTTACGGTAACGGCTGTTGGCTGGGAAAAACAAACGGCTTAAATGGGACTTGACTCTGGCTACGGTATTGGCTCATTGAAGCCAGGTGTGTGTACTAGTTCCACACGCCCTGCTGCGCCTTATGTCGGACAAACAATATTTGAGACAGACACAAACTTGATGAAAGTTTATTTGTCAAATGGTTGGAGTAATGGCACACAACATCTGCGAGATATCCCTATTGAATACCTAGTTATTGCTGGTGGTGGTGCTGGTGGTGCTGCCAACACGTCTTCGGGCGCTTCTGGTGGAGGTGGTGGTGCAGGTGGTTACCGCACAAATGTCTCTGGTGAAACATCAGGTGGTGGTGCTTCTGCCGAAGCAGCGATTTCACTTGCTAATGGCACATACACAGTCACTATTGGAGCGGGTGGCACTGGTGTCACTGATAGGGCTGGTGGTTCAGGAACCAATTCAGTTTTCAGCACAATTACTTCTACGGGTGGTGGCGGTGGTGGTTGCGGTAGCCTGTATGCTCCTGCAACTGGCGGTTCTGGCGGTGGTGGTGACTATATTACTGGTGCGGCTGGAACAACAAGCCAAGGTTATGCGGGTGGTACTGGTTCGGGCAATTCGCAATACACCTCTGGAGGTGGTGGTGGCGCTGGAGCAGTAGGTGCTAACTGTGCCGCAGGTAAATCTGGTGATGGTGGAATTGGTGTCCAATCATCTATAAACGGAACAGCAACCTTCCGTGCAGGTGGCGGTGGTGGCGGTTCTTATAGTTCTGGAAGAACTCATGGTACTGGCGGTTCAGGTGGCGGTGGTAATGGGAACGCCAATCAAGCCACGCCTAACGGTACGGCTGGAGGAACCAACACAGGTGGTGGCGGAGGTGCAAACAACACTTCTGGTCAGGCTGGTGGCTCAGGTGTGGTAATCGTGCGCTACCTTACAGCCGATGCAACTGGAAGAACAATCACTGGTGGTACAGAAACAACTTCTGGCTCATACACAATTCGTACTTTCACCGCATCAGGAAGTTTGGTTATCGCATGACCATTTCTGCTACCACACAAGGACTGAAGCCCGGCGTTTGCACTTCATCTAATCGCCCTGCTAACCCGTTTGATGGCATGATGATTTACGAGACAGACACAAACCTTGTGTGCATTTGGAACGGTACAGCGTGGAAAACATTATCGTATTCTGATTACACATCAGGTACTGTTTTGCAGGTTGTTAATACACGGAAAACTGATGATTGGGTTGCTACAACAGGCACCACCTACACAGATGTAACTGGTTTAAGCGCTTCAATAACTCCTTCAAGTGCCTCAAATAAAGTACTTATTACCATATCATTATGTGCTTCATCTGATGGTGGTAACTTCGGCTATGCAAGAATGTTGCGAGGAGCAACAGAAGTTGGTGCGAGCGGAAACCCGGGCTTTGGTGGTTTTGGTTCTGTCTTACATGATGGTGGAACCAGTGGTGGCAACTACTACAAAACAATAAGTACTTCTATCTTGGATAGCCCATCTACTACTAGTGCAACTACTTATAAAATACAAATGTGTCACCATGCCGCTGGCGGTATTGTTTCTGTAAACCGCCGTGCTGGTTTTACTGGAATATTTGGAACTTCAACTATTACATTGCAAGAGATAGCGGGTTAATTATGCCACTATCTAGCGTTATCGGCGCACAATCCATTATTAGACCTGGTGTCTGCACATCTACAACTCGCCCTGCTTCACCTTATACAGGGCAAATGATTTATGAGAGTGATACAAACAAGTTGCGTTTGTGGAACGGTACTGCATGGTCAACAGTTACTCATGGTGTAATCCTTCCAGTTGAATACCTTGTTATTGCTGGAGGTGGAGGCGGTGGATATGACGTTGGCGGTGGTGGTGGAGCAGGTGGATATCGCACAAATGTTGCAAGCGCCACTTCAGGCGGTGGCGCTGGTGCTGAAGCATCAATGAACATCACCACCGGAACATACACTGTTACCGTTGGTGCTGGTGGAGCAAAATCTTCAAATAATAGTGCAGGTTCAACTGGTGGAGATTCCATATTCAATGCCATTTTTTCGTTTGGTGGCGGTGGTGGAGCATCATGGCCAGGTGGTGGTGGTGCAGTCGCAGGTGGTTCTGGCGGTTCTGGCGGCGGTGGTCATGGCTATGGCTGGACGAGCGCTGGTGGAACAGGAGTAGCAAACCAAGGTTTTGCTGGTGGTGCGACTATTGGTATTGGGTCCAACAGTGGGGCATATGTTTCGGGTGGTGGTGGTGGTGCAGGCGCTGTAGGTGTGACTGGAACCAATGTTGGTGAAACTTCATCTGTGGCTGGTGGTGTTGGAGTTGCATCGGCAATAAATGGGACAAGCACAACACGAGCAGCGGGTGGCAGGGGTGCGGGAAATGGTTACACAGGGCAAACCACCCCAGCAGCAAATACGGGTAGCGGTGGTGACGGAGGAGGTGCGGGGGATTCTGCAACAAACGGTGGTTCTGGTCTTGTTATTGTCCGATATTTGACTGCTGACGCATCGTTGCTTACAATTACTGGTGGCACTGCAACAACATCAGGCTCATACACCATTCGCACTTTTACTGCTTCAGGAAGTTTGGTTATCGCATAATGGCTACTCCAATCAATTTCCCTAACTCTCCATCTTCAGGAGATGAATACAACGCAGGAGGTATGGTTTGGCGTTACCTTGACGGTGTTTGGAAGCGTTTCCCACAAACAATTTCTGACGGCGGACTTTCCGACACACCGCTCAACGATTATCTTGTTGACGACGGCGGGGGCGCATAATGGCATACCGTCGCATTCTTATCCGCCGTGACACGGCTGCTAACTGGACAGCAAACAACCCGACTCTTTCCGCTGGTGAGTTCGGGCATGAAACTGATACAGGAAAACTTAAAATTGGTACAGGATCCACAGCATGGAACAGCCTTCCGTATCAGTCAGGTGTTACTTCTATAAACGGTCAAACTGGTGTGGTAACAGGTCTTGCTCCAACCGCTGATCCAACATTCACAGGAACTGTTTCTGGTGTCACCAAAGGGATGGTTGGACTAGGGAATGTGGACAACACAAGTGACGCAAACAAACCAGTTTCCACTGCACAGCAAACCGCGCTTGATCTTAAAGCGAACCTTGCTTCACCGACCTTCACTGGAACTCCAACACTCCCAACAGGGACAATCGCCACCACACAAACCGCTGGCAATAACACCACAGCACTCGCAACAACAGCATTTGTTACCGCGGCAATTACAACCCCTAAAATCTATGTTGCAAAGTTTACAACTAACGGAAGCGGAACATGGACTTGTCCTGCTGGTGTTACACAAATAAAACTGACACTCATCGGTGCTGGTGGGGCAGGTGGTAATGCGTCAGCAGAGGCAATACTTCCTACTGCTACCAACTATCAAAGTTACGCTAGTCAAACTGATACTGCTGGTTCAACAACATTTGTTGTTGGTGGAACCTCATATACAGCACTTGGTGGGAAAAAAGGAATTGACCACAACGTTTCCGTAACTGGAGACTCCCATAATGGTGGGTTTAGTAATTCAACTTCTTCTAGTTCTAGTCAAACTGAGTTTCGTGCGGAAAATAGATACCCTGGTTCTGGTGGCGGTGGGTTTGGAGTGGTTTCAGGTTTGGCATGGACATTTTCTGTTGAGTATGGTGCTGATACTTGGCAACATATCATCAGAGCCAGAGCAGAAGCACGTTCTGGTCGTGGGCAAGATGGGGTAACAGAAGTTTTTCAAGTTACCGTTGTTCCGTTAACAGTTTATTCGTTTACCGTTGGAGCAGGGGCAGGGTATGCAGGTACCACATCTGCAAGCATGGGTTCAAACGGTGCTGTCACCATAGAATACGTGATTTAAGGAGACATCATGGAATACACATATGAAGTAAACGATAAAAACGTAGTAACCATTACGTGGACTGGGATAGTTGATAATGTTACTATTACCCGCAAAATAGGTCAACAAAACTTCCCCCACAACGGTACGCCTTGGACAAAAGAAGAAGCCGAACAATGGGCAGAAACAACCATCCAAGCAATAAAAGACAACAACGACATTTTTCCCACTCTAAACAATAATTTGGAAGCATAGCCCTGTAGGTTTTGTCAACTTGGCGATTGCAGGATGCAGAACTTGTATACTTGGGTAGAGAAAAACCCTCTGGGAGATGCTGAATGACAACTAGACGAATATTGATTCGTAGGGACACGGCGTCTAATTGGACGGCGTCTAACCCAACTCTTGCGTCTGGCGAACTAGGTGGAGAAACCGACACAGGGAAACTTAAACTTGGCAACGGTTCTACCGCATGGAATAGCCTTCCATACCAAGTTGGCGTTACCTCGGTAAACGGCAATACGGGTGTAGTGACTGGATTGGCTCCAACGGCTAGCCCAACATTCACAGGCGTACCATTATCCACTACCGCTGCGGTTGATACAAACACCACCCAAATTGCTACTACCGCATATGTTGTGGGTCAAGGTTACGCAAAATTGGCTTCCCCAACCTTTACGGGAACCCCTACCCTTCCAACCGGCACTATCGCTACGACACAGACTGCTTCAAATAACACCACGGCGGTTGCCACAACAGCATATGTTGATACCGCAGACGCATTAAAAGCAAACTTGGCTTCACCAATCACTTCAGTTGCTGATGCCTCATACACCTTGGTACTCGGTGATGCAAGCAAATATATAAGTTTTACTAATGCTGATGCGATCATATTATCTGTTCCGTTGAATGCAAGCGTTGCTTTTGCGACAAACGACTGGATAGATTTCACATCCACCACATCCCCTGTGATAGTTAGCCCTATTTCTGGTGTGACTGTCAACAAGTCGGCAGGACAATGGCTTGTTGTTATGCCACATCAAAAAGCCCGATTGACGAAAACAGGCACAAATGTCTGGCAGTTCACTATAAGTTCGCTTCCTTCGTCTTTCACTGAACAAATTGCTCTCAGCGCAACTGGCGCTACAGGAACAATAAACATTGATTTCGCGGTAAATGCTTCAGTTTTGCGTACTGGTAACGCGACAGGTAACTTTGTTCTCAACATTAGAGGGACATCAACTGTCGCAATGAATGATATTTTGGCGGTTGGTGAAGTGGCAACCGTAACTTTTATGGCGACAATGGGTGCGACGCCTTATTATGCGACCGCCTATCAGGTGGATGGTGTGGCAATCACCCCGAAATGGCAAGGAGGCACAGCCGTTTCAGCAGGTCAGGCTTCTTCAATAAACATGTACACCGTCACGCTAACCAAAACTGCTTCAGCGACATATACGGCGTTTGCAAGCATGACGAAATTCGCATAAGGATCAATCATGCCATTCCTTAATAGAATTGGGCAAGGAAGTTCTCGTAGGTTCGGATTTTCAAAGATACTTCGCTTGGGGGCTTTCTTTGATACATTCACTCGGGCTAACAATGCAAGTGTGGTTGGTGGCGATGCTCCTTGGACTGCTACTAGCGGAACTTGGGGTATATCTAGCAACACCGCCGTTACAAGTACTGCGGCTAGTTCTTACCCGCTGTTAACTTTTGATGCTCTGTCAACGGATGCTGTTGTGAAAGCAACTCTTCCTGCCGCAAAATCAGCGGGAGCAGGTGTTGCTTTTTGGGTTACAGACAACGACAACTGGTGGGCGGCAATAGCGGAAAAAACTGACTATACCGCTGCCCCATTCAACTGTCCTACGAACGGGTCAAACATAGCCGTTGTGAATAACTCAAATGGGAACTGCACTTATAACACGACTGGTGGTGGACCATATCCTGCGGTTGGTGGCGGACCGTATGCATACTGTGCATGTAGTTATGCAACTGTATTTGGCTGTGATTGTTATAACTATTACGAAAATCCACCCAACTGGTGGACAAAGGTTGGCTCGGCAGATATTTGGGGTGTAGCAAATGCGCCATACAACTACTATGTTCAAAGCGCACCGTACAACTACACCGCCACAACATATGGGGGTACTCCAACTCCATGGAATCGTTCGCAAATCAAAATCATTAAGAAAACAGCAGGAACGGTTTCAACGGTGAGCACAACTGATTTATCTGACTTAACAGCAAACAACTATTTGACTTATATTCAAGCACAGACAACTGCTAACGGAGCAACGGTAACAACAGCCGTGAGTTCAGCGCCAAACACCGTGGTCACAGCACCAGCAATATCAATAGGGACGCCGATTCCAGCAACGAAGTTTGGGATTGTTTATGCACCTGCAACGAACAACGCAAGTTCAGCCATAGTTCGTGTTGACTATAGCGAATAAGGATAGAGTGTGCTAAGTAGGGAAAAAATCAATGAGCGACTATCAATATGCAGGGGATGTGAACGGTTTTTTCGTTTCACTTCTACCTGTAGAGAGTGTGGATGCTTTATGACAATTAAGACACAAGTCGCATCATCGTCTTGTCCACTAGGAAAATGGGGTAAACATGGCACATAACAGGACAGTAACTTTCAACACCGACTCAGCCGACATTGAAAAAAGGGTTAATTCCGTGCTGTTTTATTTAAATATTGCACACGACCGCATCCTCCAAGATAACGAATACCCAGCAAGCAACGAAGCAATATGCACACTTGATGAGGCTAAACAGTTAATTCATGCCATGGTAACAACATTTACGACGCCAGCAGACGATCTCCCCGAGGATGAAACTGTTGATCTGAACGTGTATATCCACAGGTTTGATGTAGCCTAAACAGGGACACTGTGGAGGCTTAATGACAACGGAAATTGTACCAAGTAGTCAAGGACCAGTGGTCGTCCATGAGGGGATGGTTCTTCATCTTTCGGACTTTGAGGGAATGTGTATGGCGATTGACGCACATCCAGAACTATTACAAAATCTAGAAGATTCTATTGTGGAGTTCGTAACCACTATAACCGAATACAACCTAGAGATGTTCACCACAAAGCGAGTCCCAAATTCTAAGATCATGAAAGAATCCGTTCGCTGTATGGATGAGTTCCACAACTTGGCATATGTTGTTTACAAGGGGCATATGGAACAAAAAGTGATTCAGAGTAACCCGAGTTTGCCGAAAGAAGCAGTGCCAGCAGAAGTTATTAGAAGCAACCATCCAGTGATCAATGCGTTTTACAAGTTTTCATTGGAATGAGTGATATACGGATAGGACATCCGGCTGACAATATTTTTTATACTCACGCAACGCTGTCAGAAACCTTCACAGCAGAAGAATGCGATGCAATTATCAGCCTCGGTTTGCAAAAATTAGAGCAAGCGAAAATAGCCAGCGGTGAGGTGGAGAACAAAACTAGAAGTTCAAAAGTTAACTTCCTGTTCCCTTCAGAAGAAACAAAATGGATTTTTGAAAGAATAAAAGAAGTAACTGACAATGTTAACGACAGGTTGTTTAACTTTGATTTGGTTTACTTCCCCAATATGCAGTTCACCTCCTACTCTGTTGGTGACTACTATGACTGGCATATGGATTTAATCCCCGGTGGGAAAAATCAACCTTTTACGCGAAAGTTGTCCCTATCGGTAGTGCTTTCCGATCCCCTTGAATACGAAGGAGGGGAGTTGGAGGTAAACAGATATGCTGATGATAGTTGTGAAATTGCACTGAAACCGAAACAAGGAACAGTTGTCTTTTTCCCTTCTTTTATTCAGCATCGTGTAACCAAAGTAACCAAAGGAAGCAGATACTCATTGGTCATTTGGGTTGAGGGAGATAGGTTCAAATGAGTAAAGAGTTGGTGGTTTATTGGGCTCCTTGGACAATGAAGGGAGGAACTAAAGCAGGACCAGATCTTTCAGGACCCAGCGAAATAATGTTCTCTCCTCCTATCGGTCTTTGGTCTGAACTTACAGAACAAATGTACAACCAAGATGTTTCACGCAACTTTTTTCAATGTCCAGCAGTCAGAGATACCCTTCTGCCCACTTATGTTATTTACAACCCACTTACAAGTTCGGCAGAAGTAGAAATAAAAGAAACTGGCGAGGTGGGAAGAGTTATCCAAGAAGTGAGCAGGGATTCACAAGTTAAAATCACGATGCCACACGCGCCATCGTTGACCAATCAGTTGCTTGTTTGCTATAACCTTCAGCACATATTCTTTGCAGAAGAACCAGTTCTAATGCGATTGACCTCACCATGGTTTCACAAAGCGCCACACATGCAATATGGTTCTTTAATACCCGGGAATTACGATATTGGGCGATGGTTCAGACCTATCAACTTTGAATACAATCTTTGGGACGGAGGAACCAAACTAGAGATAGAGGCTGGTGAGCCACTTGCTTACATAGAGTTTGGTACTGATCGTAAAATAGTTCTCAAAAGATTTGAAGCAACAGAAAAACTTCACACCATAGGTGGGGAAATAATCCACGCTCGTTCCAAAAGGTGGAAAACCCTTGCATCACGATACGAATTATTTGACCGCTCGCCAATGAGAAAAATTATTCTAAAAGAGATTACAGAGAACCTTCTATGATATTCCTAGAGCGTTCAAGCCTGATAGAGAACAACCTTCAAGGATTTGAAGGGATACTTGACTTTGCTCGTTTTAAGTTTAATGACATTTATGGGCATACCGAATTCACTAAGGCGTACTCTACCTACAATGTTTTCACCCTTACTTCAACAGACAGTCTCATGTATTCGTTGTTTAAAGAACTTCAATTGAGGGTACGTTCTGTGTTGGGGGATCAACCGCTATGGATGCAATGCTGGATGAACTATCACACACAGCATGATGTTCTTGATTGGCATGATCATGAGTGGGCATGGCACGGATATATCACAATAGACCCAAAGAAAACTAATACGGTATTTGACGACTTCACTGTAGAGAATAAACCTGCGCAAATATACTTTGGCGAAGGACATAAAAAGCACAAAGTTGAAGTGTTGGAGCCTTACGAAGGTCACCGCATTACGCTCGGCTACGACATTACGAACAGATCAGGGGAGAGGAGTAAGTATGTCAGTTTTATACCCTTCTAACACAGGTAAAGAATCTTTTAGTTTGGGCGAACATATCGCCGTTTGGGATAATTTCTTTTCTCCAGAACTATGCAATAAGTTCATTGCATTTTTTGAGTACCGTTCCAAAATGGCTTTCAAGAGAAACAGCAGCACGAAACAGGACGCTTCGGTAAATTTTGGTACGGAAATAGGTTTGAGAGATGAGATTAATACGGAATCAGTATTTATAGATAACTCGGTGAGTGATCAGTGTTTGCCTGAATTTTTGACAAAGTTTTGGGATGTTTGTTTCCCTATGTATTTGGAGAAGTATCCGCATCTTGCTTCTAGTACTGCTAAATGTGATTTTTCTGTTATAAAACTACAAAAAACACTTCCCAAAGAGGGTTATCATGTTTGGCATTGCGAGCAAGGGGATATACCAACGTCAAGGAGAATGGCGTTTATTATTTTGTATCTCAATGACGTCAATTTGGGTGGTGAAACAGAGTTCATTTACCAGTCGGCACGGGTGCATCCAATGCAGGGACGTTTGGTTTTGGCACCTGCGTCTTACACTCATACTCATCGGGGTAATCCGCCGTTGGATGGGGTTAAATATATTTTGACTTCTTGGCTGGAGTTTCAGCAATAGGGTAGTTGTCTTGTGTTTACCATTTGCCTAACGGGCATTCTTGGTCAGGCATTTTTGTTTTAATTTTCATGAAGCATCCGCATTCTTTGCATTGTGCTGTGATTTTGAAGAAGCGTGGGCATGCTACGCATATTGCGTATCGTTCGTGTGCTTCAAGTTTTTTGTTGTTCATTTAGTTTTTATCCAAAAGTATGAGGTGGCGTATCTGTGTATTTCTCAATATTCAACTTGCATACCCTCCCGCCTTATGGTTGGAATCATTGTAGTCAAACATCGTCACAGCACTATATTTGACTCCAGATTTGACGGGTAGTGAAGCATGCGAGTAAATAAATGTTGATGGGAATACACAGATATCTCCGGCTTCTGGTTTGAATGTTATACCCAAATGATTGAACCAAAGTTCACCACCTTCATAGTCGTCGTTAAGATAGGCGGTGGTTGACACCGTGCATGTGTAAGAAAACCCGTGATCGGCATGAACATCAAAGTGTTCACCTATTCCATATTTCACAAAGTTCACTGCTTCCATGTATGTAATATTCATGTTGTAGAACTGCGAATAATGTTGCAGGGAAGAACCTACTGACATAACCACTTTCCCGTATGCGTCCCTTAGCCCATTATGTGAATTATCTAATGAAGTAACAAAATCTACTGATAATTTACAATCCCAACAGTTTCTATAGTCCGGCATGTATAAGTTACGTCCGACTTTCGCTTGTTCCCATTTTATAAGCGGGTCTGGATTAGCGTCTATGGATGAAGTGATCGTTTCTAAAACTTCAGCACAATCGGGTATCGCGTTTTTGTATACACGAACACCCATTTCTTCTACACCCAAATGATAATAATCAAGCATTTATAACTCCTCTATCGGACCCTTTGACCATTTTGCTGTTTTGAATTCTTCATCTAACCGTTCTTTTTCCATTTCTCCCCATTTTTCTTTGCCATATTTGTTTTGATTTGCTAGCCATTCTTCACTGCCAGCATATTCGTATCCCCAAAACAATCTGATAAAAACTTTTTCACTAATTTTTGCCGCGTGAACACCATGATAATACGGTGGATGAGCGGGTAACACGAGAACATCTCCTGCTTTTGGTTTGTAAATAAAGTAATCAAAATCAACATCGTCTTTGGATGCTTGGAGGGATACTTCACCTCCTTCGTAATCGTCTTTTATTGGTTTATAAATGAAGTGATCAAAATCAACATCGTCTTTGAATACTTTGAAGGCTACTTCACCTCCTTCGTAGTCGTCGTTCAGATACACCAAACATGTGACCCAATGCTTGTACCCCGGATTGTGTGTTTGCGCCATAATGAAATCCGTGTGGTAGGTCATCGCTGTTTTTTGCGTTGGTTCTTTCGCGTCATGTATTAAAAGGTATGGGGTTCCGTGAGACCAGTTTGGGATAGTGACACCGTATTTTTCTACATATTGTTTTGTGCAATCGTAAAACAAATCAGATATTCGTTTAGCCAATGGATTTTTGAGACCACCAAACTTCTCATCCCATTGTTCTTGTGTAGGAAAGTTTTCTGTTTCAATCCATGAGTATTCAGTAAAAAATGTTTCTTTGCCAAGCGAATACCATGGTGTCCATGGGTTTACATATTCCATGTCCACGGTGATGGACTTCAAAAAATCTTGAGGATTTTCTAAAGCATTTTCAAAAACCATGACTTTGGGGTAAAGTTCTTTTGCTTCCATGTCACACTTCTTTGCTTGCCAAGGTGGGGCATATTAAGCATCGCTCATCATGTGGAAGAAGAAGACACGGAGCAAGGATGTCGTATAATTTGTTGGGAAGCATGTCGTAAACCATGTATTCAAAACTATCAGTTGAATCGTATAAATTATTCATCCACCCTTCTGCTTTTATTCTGTTTTCCATAGATGGATACCCCATCCGTTTTATGAAATCTAAATTGCACCACCAGAAGTTGCCTGCGAAAAATCCGCGATAGCGCTTTATGTTGGGGTGTATGTCCTCGGGTGCTGATTCTTCGGGTTGTTTTACTTTTGGTTCTGGGGAACCTTTTAGAAAGAACAATCCTGTAGCGGAGAACCCCTTGGACAATAGATCCACGTTTTCTGTCCATCTTCCAATGAGATGTTCGCTCATTGTTCTTCTGTGGGAATCCCTTACCTTGGTTGGGTAGAACGCACCTTTTGTGTGTGCATAAAGCACATAACCATCGTTGCTTAAGGAAAACTCATATAATTTGTTTAGAGTTACTTGCTCCCAGCCGTGATCACTAACTGCGCAAATCTCGTGATCTATACCTTTTGTTTTAAATATTGTTGAAATTTTGTCTGCACTAGTTTCGTCGCCCACAACACCTATGTAGGTTTTGTTTAGTTTTGATGAAATACCAGATGACTGCAACATGTTGACATGCTCGTCAACTATTGGTCGCCAAATGTGCTCTTGATTTTCTTGGGCATACGCATGATAAAAATGCCATAATTTTATTTCCATACCGCGTACTGCTAATCACGCAGTCTTTTCGTTCGCCTGTTTAACACAAATGACCTTCCAAAAAAACGGGATGGTATATCTTTCGCCAGAGGTCACCGTTTTTACGCCGTGTGAATAATTTATGTCACCGGGGAAAAATACAGCCATCCCTGCTTTGGGTTTTATTTGCAAAGATTGATTTGGAAAATAAAGTTCCCCACCACCAAACTCCGAACCATCGTTTATATAAATCACAGAGGCGATGTCTTGGTCTTGTTGAGAATTGGGGCGTCCGTCTTGTTCTTGTTTGTCAGCATGAACTGGTTGGGAATCTCCAACTACCCATTTACAGATAGATGACCCATTCGGGATTGCTTCAACGGGGAAAACTGATTGAATGCTGTTTTTCATTCGGGCAAATAAATCATCAAACAATGGGAGCATTGATTGGTCAATGTTTAAATGTATTTTATCTTTATATCTAAAGTTTTCTTGATTGCCAGTCCAATTGGTAATAGACGCTACATAGTCGTTGAGATTTTTTACTTCGTCGGTTGTAGCGAAATTATCCACTATGTGGATATTTTTTGCATCATTACCCCAATAACTTGGTGGAACCAAATCTGGCAACGCCCTGCGTTCCACTATGTCCATAAATGGCTACCATTTACCGAGAGGGCATGTAGCAACTTTTAATTTGACTTTTAGTTTCATGAAACATCCGCACTCTTTGCATTGATGAGTGATGGGGAGCAATCTGTCGCAATCAAGACAAATGTCGTATCTAGTTTTCTCGTCTTCTATAGATACCCGTGCTGCTTCTTCGGCTAACAAATCCCAAGGTCGCGCTTCACCTAACTTCTTCTTATAATCTTTCCAAGCACTCATGCTGGTGGACTGAAAACGCCGTCTAGATAAGTCCAACCAATATAATTCGGTCCGTCTTCTGGTGTGACCATTCGGTCTACGTCTTCTTGCGATACTTCAACGACTACAGGATTTGACCTTAACGCTGCGACGGCTTGTTCGGCGCGGTAATCGTAGCCATGCAACCAGCCAACTTCGCCATCAACGATGAACGCAAAGACTGTTGGTTTGGGTGTTTCTTCTGTATCCATATCTGACATTTTGTCTCCTTGATTTTATTTTAGCAACAAGAACTTGCAACAGTTGAATCTACACAGAAACTACTACATGTACGGTAGCGGGTTGTGCCACATGCGTCAACACACGATTGCTGGCTGTAGGTGTAACAGTCCCTGTTCCACCTGCGGTTGCCAGACCAACATCCCGGACATCCCGAAGCACAGCCACAACAAACGGCTCCTCCACAGGCTGTAGAACCGGAAAGCGTCGCAGCGCCGCATGGTGGCGTACAGGTGGCGAAACAAGGAGGGAAAGAAGGCGGGAACGACGGTGGGAACGACGGTGGGAACGAAGGAGGGAAAGAAGGTGGGAAGGACGGTGGGAATGAAGGAGGGACAGGCGTGAAATCTGGTGGGAACGAAGGAGGGACAGGAAACGAAGGAGGGAAGGAAGGAGGGGCAGGGGCAACAGGTGTGACCGCAGTTGAAGCACTAGAAACAGTAGTCACCCCATAACCGCTAATCGTAGTAACCGTAAAAGTATAAGCAGTACCATTACTCAAACCAGTAACAGTAATAGGCGAACTAGCCCCACTCGCAGTAAAACCACCCGGTGAAGAAGTAGCCACAAAAGTTGCTACACCCTTACCATCGTAAACAGGCAAAGTAAACGAAACAGTTGCCTGACCGTTCCCCGCAGTAGCCGAAACAGACGTCGGCGGATCTACATACTTTCCTTGGCTAGAAGTATTGCCGGGGATCATGAAGCACTCAAGTCACCCATCAACATCCAAGTGTTCGCCGCGGCGCACTTCAGCAAAGTTGCCGATGAATATTGTGCACGTAAGAAAGCGCCCGGAGTTGAATAAAGTATTACCGACCCCGAGGCACCAACAATTTGCGTCTTGCCTGTTCCGTATTGAATAATATGAATTTGTGCTCCTTCGGGGAAGGTAACTGTTGAGTCAAGAGGGACGGTGACAGTATTCGCCGTGCTTGTTATGTTCATTTTAATGAACTTATTTTTGTCTGTTAAGACGAGCGTGTAGTTTGCTGTTTTGATGTCAATAGTTGCATCGGCTAATTTCCCTAGTGCTATCGCCGCATTGCTCTTAATGTCGGCATCAATGATTGAATCGTTGGCAATCATCGTGCTGGTTATGGTTCCCGTGTCTGCCAAGGTGACTGCGGTACCAGAAATCTTTGTTTTATCTATCGCGGCTGAAGCATTAATGTCAGCGTTGACAATAGAAGTGGCAAGATTCAACTTGCTGTAGGCAATCGCAGCAGAAGCATTAATGTCAATGTTCAGGATGGTTCCGTCAAGAATTTTTGTTGAGGTTACAGCACCGTCAGCAAGTTTGCCTGTAGTTACTTCTAGGTCGTCTATCTGTGCACCGATTTCTGTCCATTGATTATCGTTGCCGTAAAGGTAAAGTTTGTTGTCAGAAAACAGGTAACAGACTCTCCCTGGGCTTAGCGAAGGTTCGCCAATACCACCAAAAGCCTCATCACGAGCAGCGCTGTCTGTGAAGTAGGTGACAACCTGATCCATTAAATAGTCGTTTATTTGCGAAGCCAATAACTGGCTACCAGCAGTAAATAACCGAACTCCCGCACCTGCCATATGACCTCATCACAATTTTGTGTTTAGCGTTGTTGAATTATACATCAAAATGGGTTTATTTTAATGTGACTGCAATGTTGTAAAATTATCGTCGGGGTTCTTCATTGCTTCAACGGTCTAATTTGTCATTTCGGCGCGTGTCAGCGCTCATTGTCTCAGTAGTTCTGCTCGCCCTTTTTGTCCCTTTGCCCGATACGGCACAGGCTGCTTCTTTCCCTGATGCAGGTTTTGAGGATGGAACTTTCACAGGCTGGTCAAAAGGATCCCAAACGGGAACATTGGGTAGCACCATCACTGGCAACGGTAGTGGCGTAACCATATTTACTGGTTCTCGGACTTTCACTCACGGTTCTAGGGGTGCTGTTGGAAGTCCGTCTAGCCCGTATTACGCCTCAGCAGTTGCTTCTGGCAGTTGGACATTCTCCCCTAATAACGGAACAAACGCTGTTCTTCTTCAACCCAAAAGTGAACAGACTTTTGACCAAGCGGCAAGTGCTTTGAGCCTTTCGGCTGGCTCGGTAACAGAAATTAAAAACATGCTTACATCGCAGGCGCAAGCATCAGGCAACGGTCAAGGTACACCGACAGACGCAGCATGGATTACTCGTGAGGTAGAACTGACGGCAGGCACGACCTACACAATGGCGTGGAACTATGTCGGAACTGACTATGTACCCTTCAACGACGGCTCCATAACTTCACTTGTCCCCGTGACTGTTACTGGCACTCCAGTAGTAACGGTAAACAACTATGTCAAGCAATACGCACTTCTTGGATTCACCAATCCCGGCACTGGCGACTACTCAACGAATTCTTATGGCTCTACGGGTTGGCAAACTTCAACATATCAAGTCTCTATAAGCGGTACTTATAAACTTGGTTTTGCTTCGTTTAACCTTGATGATTCAGGTTTACCTCCAGCGCTGATGGTTGATAGCGAGGCTGGTTCAACGAACCGTTGCATTTCAAACAATTGCGCATCATTTGGCGGAGTTGCGTCAAATAGTGAGACTGCCCCAACGGTTCCCCCTACAACTACAACTACAACTACAACTACTGTTGCCCAAACTACTACTACGAGCACTACGAGCACTACGGTTCCTCAGACAACCACCACGAGCACTACGACTACTACAAGTACCACCACCACTACTACTATTCCCGCTTCAACATCGCTTGAAGTTACAAGTCTCTTGGATGATGGTTCAAGCGGAACTCTTCGCTGGGCAATCAATCAAGCCAACGCAAATGCTGGTGGGATTTACGATGCCATTGACATCACCACAGAAGGGACAATCACCCTTACTTCCGACTTGCCCAATATTACGGCTGGTGTAACAATCACTGGCACGGGAATGACTACGACGATTATTGATGGCAATAATTTGTGGCGGGCAATTTACAACAATGGCTCAAGAACAATTGTTATTGAAGACATGACATTCAAGCAAGGTAAAAATGTGTCATGGAACGGTGGTCTGATTTACAACGCCTCTGGAACAATGACGTTCAATCGTATAAAGATTTCCAATCATTCATCTTGGGCTTTCTACCAAGGCGGCGGTGGAGTTACCACATTCAATGATTCCCAATTCACCAATAATGGTTATGCAATTACCTCTGACCACGGCGGAACACCTACAGCCCTGAGCCTTACGGAT